CTTTATGAAAGTCAGATAGTATTTACACTATCCTCAGTTTAAATTATAGCACACCTAAAACGAACAAAACGAACACACTTGATTATTTTTTCAAATATCTTTTGACCGCCATTCTACAGCCGTCCGCTGTACCTCCGACCTTGTGTCCTATCTGTATCCAAGTAAAGCCTTTTACAAACCTGAGTACAAATATCTTCCTCATTTGTCTATCCTCTATCCCCTTGATAAACTCCTCAACAGCCCTCTGCTCGGCTTCAAGTCGTGCCTGCTCACACAGCAATGAAAGTGTATCACCGCTTGGCAAGAAGCCGTCTATGCGTGTGCTGTGTGGCGTGAAGGACGGCGGAGTGCATACGCTGATACTGTCGGCAACGTACTTGCCAGAAAGCTCTGCCTTGATGTCCTCAATGGCTGAGGCGTTCCTGCGGTAGGCTTTCAGGCGTGACATGGTCATAGGGTCGTTTCTTTCCATAGGATCCCTCCTCTCTTATTCCCATCACAACATACCCGTTCTTTATTCCCCAGCCGTTGAGGATATATGTTATCTTGTATGTATGTTCTGATATCTCATGTTTTGCGTGTTCTCTTACTGTGCCGTCTAAGCTACGATAAGACGTTCCGTCAGTCGGTATAAATCTTATCAGATTTCCCGTCTGAAAACCTCTGTCATTCTTTCTGACCTCAAAAGTTTTCTCACCGCTCAGAACGGCGTCACAAAAGTCTATGCTAAGTTTCAGATCATGTGTTTTCACTCTTATCCCTCCTCAATATCCAACAAACTAAGCTGGTTATTTTTCATGTCAAATACTCTGTCACGCCATTCAACGCCGATATAGTCAAGAACTCTTCCCCAGCCGTACTTTGTGCCGTCAGCATCTTCACAACACTTGTTCATCCAGAAATCCCACTCTTTTTCATTTCTTTCACGAAGCCTGTCAAAGCGGTGAGGACGCTGTTCCATATGTATGCCGAAACCGCACATTGAGCAGCCTGTACGCTGAGCCTTTGTTGTGCAAAGCTTTCCGTCAAAGTCACGTTTTATCTCGCCATAGATTGTAGGCACAGGCACATTCAGGTCAAGTGCAAGTTGTAGCAAGTCCTGCCTTGTAAATATGGCAAATGGTGCTGAACGTATCGTGCTTTTGCCAAAGTAATTGCAGCCGTTAAGCATTAGCGATTTTTCACGTCTGCCACCCTCACTTGCCATAAGTCCTAAGAACGGCACACTCTTGTGTTGCTTTGCCCAATCATCACACGGCTTTTCTTTCATCCAGAAACAGCATTGTGATGATACCTTAAACGGCGGTATCTTGTAGTCAACGCCCTCGTTTTCATTTTCGTAACCGCCAAACAGTTCAAGCCAGCGCTGAGAAAGCTGCATTCTTGTATGCTTGCGAAAACCGCCATACTCTCCCGTTTCACCCGTTATGATAGCGTGACGAACTGTCTTGTTCTTGTCCGTAGGGTGTGCAAGCAGTTCTATTTTTGCGGCTGTTTCTTTTGATAGTACAGGAAAACCATATTCCCGTATGATATCTATTTTTGACTTGTATGGGCTTAACTTTATCACACCAAGTTGCTCGTGTATCTGCTGAATAGATTTGTCTTCAAGACTAGATACCGATACACCTGGAACATAACTGAAACCACAGTAATCATGTATAAATTTCAAAAGCGTTATGCTGTCAAGTCCGCCTACCGATATGTGCGTGTTCAGATTTCTTTTGTCACACTCACGAATGAACTCCCTTACTCTGACCTCAGCGTATTTGACTTTGAACTCATACGGCATTTTCTGCTTAGTTTGGAAAGCTGCTATCTTCTGTTCATTGTCTTTGGTACGCTCCTCATAGCTTTTCACTTTTATCCCTCCTCAAATCTCGGGCATTCCGTCACAGTGTATGAATGCAACGTACCGCCCTTTTGTGCCTCGTACATCCTGTGCTGACGTGTCTTCCAACCCTCGACAGGTCTGCGGTCTATGGACCATGCACAGCCTGTGAGGTATTCTCCTGTTATCTTGTCCTTTGTCGGTACTGCGTGGCGACAGTGCCAATAGAGGGTGTGGTCAGTGTGTTTCATTCTCACACCTCAACTCTTCCAGCCTGCAATACACCAACGTGTTGCCACAAGTCTTGTCAGCGATCTCTGCCTGATAGAAGAACTGACCTGTCTTACTGCTCTTGCGGATAATGCACCCTGTCAGCTCGTAGCAATCAGATCCGTTGTAGCTCACCCTGCGTCCGAGACTTTTCTTTACTTCGTGTATCGTCATAGCTCCTCTATCCTCACATAAATGCCAGGCATGTCCGCCCAAAATTTTTCACATATCTCACTCGCCACAAGCTGGTCGTCTGTCCAAAAGCCGCATAGTGTCATGCAATCCTTGAACATCTTCTGCAGGTTGTCTGTGTCAGGCTTGCTGGTCTTGTACTCTCCGTCCTTGTGCTTGCCGTCATTTGGAAATAACCACTTTGTTATCAGCCTTATCCCACAGATATATTTCTCAGGCGGTCTGTGCCTTGCTAGGTTTGCCGTGAGCTTTTCTTTTGCAGCCTTGACATCGGGTGGGTCATAAAATATCGGCTTGCCGTTTCTCACTGCCACCTTGTGCTCCTGCGCTGTAGCCGTCGGCGGTATCATCGCCATAAAAAATTCAGTCATCATCTTCCTCCTCGCATTTGAAATCTACTCCGTGCCACTTGTGTGACTTGTCATCATACACCAATGCTCCCGACTGTTTGACCATATCCCAAATGTATTTGAGTACCTGCGGCTGTTTCACGAGCCACCAAAGCGTGCGTGATTTTCGATAGTCGAAATCTTCATTAGGCAGCTTATGAAAAAGCGGTGGCATTTTCTTAGCTGCATTAACAACGTCTTGCCTTGCCTTACTTCTTGTTGCTTTCATCTGCGTGTGCTCCTCTCGTGCGTCATTATTCTGATTACTTTTTCGTCGGGGCAGTTTCAAGCCCCCGACAAAAAGTATTGTTTATAATAATAGATTTGTCTGTCCGTCCGACAAACTCGGTAATTTTCGATATTGTCCGACAAGAAAAAAGTTCGATTTTGTCCTGACACTTTTCGATTTTTTTTCTGTCTGTCTAAAGTTCAAAAATTCGATTTTGTCTTGTCTGTCTACTGAGCTTTTAAGCCGCATTCTCCCTCTTCTATCCAAAAGCCACCATGCTCTTTGAGGTATCTTCCAACGGTCTTTTCGCTCTTTCCTATGTACTCCGCCAGCTCAGAAATGCGGCACTTGCCGTTCTCCTGCACACCGCTGAAAGCTGTTTCAATGCTCTCCTTGCGCTCCTTGCTGCGGTCTTCATTGGTCTTCTTCTTGCTGAAATTCTTTTTCCAATTCGGTGCGATGTCCTCTACCTCGCAGTCTTTAAGCACGCCCACAGTATCCTCTCTGTGAACAGGATAATCAAACCACATATTGAGGGGAGCAAATTTCGGGAACTCTCTCAGAGTACCCTCTATACGCCATGCTGTGCGGTTTCTTACCGCAAGCTTAGCCTTATCTATGTCGGTCATCATAAGCTTGTATGAGTTCGGGTGCAGGTGCTTGTGCGTTATCTCAAGCATTTTTGACGGCGTAACAAGATCGTCCTGTGAACAAAGATCATCAGTATTTCTGTAAAATCTCCTCATCCAGTTCTCACAGATACGGCAAACAGTTTCGTCCTCCTGCTGCTTGTAAAGGCTGTCTGAAATGTCAAGCTCTGAAAGGTCAAGAAGTGCGTCAGGGTCACGGGCGAATACTCCTGAACCGCTGGCTCTGTCCATTGAACGCTTACCGCCCTGCGCTCCCTTTGAGTGGTGGTGGCAGTATATGACCGCACAGCCAAGCTCTGTGCATACCTTGTCAAACTGGTTGCAGAAGTGCGCCATTTGGTCTGCTGAGTTCTCGTCACCTGTTATTACCTTGTAGATAGGGTCTATTATCACGGCAATGTAATTCTTCTTGCTTGCTCGGCGTATAAGCTTTGGTGCAAGCTTGTCCATTGGTACGCTGTGACCTCTCAGATTCCATATGTCTATGCTGTTGAGGTTATCAGGCTCTAGGTGCATTGCGGTGTACACGTCCTTGAAGCGGTGCAGACAAGATGCTCTGTCAAGCTCTAGGTTGACGTATAGTATCTTTCCTTTGGTGCATTGCCAGCCAAACCACTTGACCCCCTCAGCTATCGCCACGCACATCTCGATAAGCGCATAAGACTTGCCTGCCTTTGACGGACCTGCAATGAGCATTTTGTGACCCTGTCTGAGAACACCGTCAATAAGTGGCGGTGCAAGCTCAGGCAGGTTATCCCACTCAGCACTCAGGCTCTCAGGGTCGGGGAGATCATCATTGATACTCTCTATGTAATCTTTCCATTCTGAAAAGCTTTCTTTGCCTATGTTCTTGTCAATGATGAACTGTTTCTTGCCGTTTCTCATTACGCCTGGCATACGGCTAAGACGTGAAGGGTTTCGGTTTTGTTTATCTATGTCAAGACCACTTTCCTTGCAGACCTTGTAAAGAAA